ACTGTTAATAAGGTCATCAAGATTAGCAGAAATCGTATTAACCCTTTACTGCAATAATTCTATAAAGTACAACTTCACCAGAAGCAGAGTGCTCTTGAATTTCTTTTATAGAATAAGTACTAGAACCTGAAACAATCTGATCATTTACTTTAGGAGTAAAACTTAAAGAATTATTAGCTAGATAAAACATAGCAATATCTCTGTCAATTAAATCTGGAAAGAAATACTGATTGGCTTTGATATGCTTTTTATACATTTTTACAGAATAACTAGTAGAAGTGTTTTGTACTGTTCCTGTTGATGGATTATAAGCACCATTCACGATGCTAATAAACTGCATAGTAGAACCATGTCTGTTTAATGCATTTACTGTAGAGTTTAGGAACAGATTCATATTACACCTCGAAAGAATCTATAATAATATCGTCAATATCAGATTCTGACCCCGGAGTAACTACATAGTTATTATCAGCATTACTGTTATTTTCAAGCATATCTTGCTTAGAAATATTTCCAGCATAAATATTAACATTCTGATATACTGGATTAAGATTAGGATCTTTAATAAATAACTGCAAAGCAAGTCTATATTGTTCTGCTGCTTTACTTCCATTGATCGAGAAAATATCAACAGTTTCACTAGAGCGCATTGAAAGATTTAGAAGAATACTTTTAGCTGCTTCCAGTGAAGCTCTATTTACATTGCTGTTATTTCTATCTAAGTAAAATTGAATTTCATCATCAGAAAGAATATACAATCCCGGAGTATTATCTTGGATCATCAGTCTTACTTGCTGAATTAGAGTTAATGCCATTTATTACTCCTTGTCATAAAGGGATGGTTAGTCCCTTTTACGTCTCTATTTATTATGTTTAGCTAGCATTTTATCAGCCCGTAACTTTTTACGTTTAAGGAAGATATCACCATGACTCCATAAAATAGCTACAACTTTTCGAGCATTTACACCGGAATAAGTCAATGTTCTATAGTTAGGGTTCTTAGCTTTTTTGTGAGTTTTTAATTCTTTACCGACATCTACTTTACAAATAACTTCACAGAATTTTCTAAATCCTAGTAATAATTCTTCACTTCCTACTAAGGAAATCTCAGAATGTCGGGTATCAACATCACTAATATACCCATCACCTTCCATTATAGCTCTCCAGAACACTGGAGCAACTTCTGAATATAGCCAATCAAACTTAGGGAGAACTTCCTTGCAACTTTTTCTAGGAGAAAGTCCTTGAAGTTTAAGTTTCTCAGCAGTGACTCTATCAGAGAATGAGAAACTAGTTACCTGCTGATTCTTTTGCTGCTGTTTATGAAAATAATCTTTGTAGTTAACCTTAGAGTTACTTCCAATATACTCTTTAAATTTTTCAATAATATAAGAATCTTCTCTCTTCAAAGAAAGAGATACAGAATCAGAATCTGTAATACATCCATCAGTTACTAACCACCCATACCAGTAGACTGCTTCAGATTCCGTAAAATCTGAGAATGCAGTTTTTGAAATTGGGTAGTCCATCCGTACATAGTCAACATTAGTTCTAATTTCAATATTATTTCTAGTCAAGATAGGTGAAATTCTTTTAATTGGAATATTTAGTTCTTTTGAAATATCTTTGTAAGATTTCCCAGACTTATACAAATTAATTATTAGATTTTCTTGTTCTTTATTTTCTGGAGTAAATTTACCATTTCTTAAAGTCAAACCTAATTGTTTTACTCGATAAGCAAGACTGCTCGGGTTTATCCCTATTTGAATTGCAATCTGTCTATTACTTTTACCTTCACTTGCCATCTTAATAATTTCACTATCAAAATCAGATATGCATTTTCTATTACTCATTATCCCTCTATAAGGATATTATTTGGAGTCCCTAGTTATGTATAGGCATAACACAGCTTGCAGACTGCTTTCGGAACATTTATACTTGGCTGCAACCAAGCTGCAAGAATTTAAATCTTACCTTAGAAAACTTGTAAAGTCAAATACTCTAAGGTAAGCCTCCATTTAAGGAGGCTATTTACTACATTACTTCATTAATTTGCACTGAAGCAGCGCACCACGCATTGAGGTCTACGAACCAGATTGAGGAAGTTAGATTCAGTCTGGATTGTAATCTCTTCATCAGTTAGACCGCGATAAGTGAAAGCGTAAGCCTGCTCACCTAGAGTATTAACAAATTGGAACTTGTTAGCAGGAGAGAAGTAAGAAATGAAGGTATCAACAGTACCTACAGGTAGTGCGTAAGCATCTCCAGCAGGGATTAGTCGATTGCCATTATAAGAACCTCTATACTCTAAAAATTCTACACCTGAATGTACGAAACGACGATACAGACCTGAACCTAGACGATTACGAAGAGGCTCTTGAGTAGAAGTATAATACTTATAGGCTTCCTTAATAGAAGCATGGTCAATTAGCTTGCTAAAAAACTCAGGAGAGCAAAGGAAGGTGATATTAGAAACAACTTCACCATTAAGAATGTTATCCTGAATATGAGCAATTACTTCTTCAATCTTAGCTACTAGGTTAGTAGTAGAAGTACCTAGAACATAGTCAACTTCCTTACGAGTAACACCGAAGTCAGTGTAATAGTTACCAGCAACAGTACCATTAGGGGCATAAATAGCACCATTAGTAAGAGCATAGGCGCGTGCAGTTTCTAGAGTAACAGCATGGTTCATACGAATACGCTGTAGCTTGCGAGCAATAACAGCAGCTTCAGTTTCAGCAGCATTGGCAGAACCATAAGCACGCTTGCCTTGAATATCTTCAGGCTTAACTGCGTCATCTAGAGGGAAGTGAGGAACAGGGTAAGAACGTAGAGTACGAGTGTCATCACGGTTCATTAGATTGCGAGCACCGCGAACTTGGTCGGTAATAATACCTAGAGTACCATTAGTGCTTTCAAAAGTAATGTTGTGTTGAGAAACGGACTCAGGACGGAAAATCCCGAGTTCATTAATAAGACCCCAAGTATTAGGGATAAGGTTGATTTCCTGTGTGTAATCAACTAGCTCAAAAGGTTTATCAAAACTGCGAGTGACGGCCATATTTATATCTCCTTAATTTATTTTAAAATATATTTAACTAGATTTGCTAGATTAACTATAAAAATTGGATGAATAGTTTCAGTATATCCAGAATATAGTTGGTTAGTATCTAAGTATTTAGATGGTATAAGATTCTTTACTAAAGACTCAAAATCTCTTATAAAATATCCATCGTTGCTATTAAATTCAAAAATGATTTCAGATGTTAATTTAGAATTATGCATTATCTGTTTTCTTCTAGAATTAACATTCTTATTAGTTATTCCATATTTGTAAGCAATAATTCCGCTATTATCTGAAATAGCTAAAATATAGAAATTTGCAGGAAGTTTAGGGTTATATCCTCTTTTACTACAAATAGGGCACCCTGGAAAATCTTTCTTAATTGAACTAAATTTTACTGAATAAGTTCCATGTATTTTACATTGTAACTTCCATTTAGAAGTCTGCATTATATTTGCTTCAATTATTTCATCATCAGTTCTAGATTTAACTCTTGAAATCATTTCTTCTATATCTAGACGTTTGGATGAGTTAATCTTACAGCCACAACTTCTGTATAACTTATTATTCAAATTTCCTGTTCTTTTAACTAAATATTTTCCACAATCACATTTACAAATATAGCAATGCTCATTCTTGAACCAAGCATATTTAATTACATATAAACTACCGTACCTGTTCCCAATTTTACAATTAAAATTTGGATGTGAAGGAATAGGTACGGAGTGATTTTCAGCAAATTCTTTAGTTAAAAATTCTCTATCTTGCACTATTACACTGAGTCATTACACTGGATACCAAGAGCTTCTAGAGCAGCATAAACAGCGTTCTTTTCAGCATCCAGATCATAGGTAGAATCAAGTTGTAGTCCAAACTTACTGACAATAGCTGGACCCTTTACGAGAACGAGCACCTTAGTATCAGTAGTAGCAGGAATAGATTGCTCACCTAGAACGATTGCAGCGGCATTCTGAGAACCGTCAGAAGCTGTTTGAACAGCAATCTTATACTTACCTGTAGCAGTAACCTTGCCTAGCACTGTTCCGGGAACATAAGACTTAGCAGCAGCTTCATTTACAGTAACGACAAGACGGCAATAAGCAGTCTCAGGCCAAAGTTCTTTCTTTAGAACGTTTGATAGACGAAAATTTTCGGTAGGTCCGACACTCATGTGTATCTCCTTTATTTAAGATTATTGTTTAATTTGTGCTTTTAGAATCTTAGCAACAGCAGACTCTTCAACTTGCTCTTGAGAATCTACAGTAACTCCTTGCTCAGAAAATAGAGCAGACTTCTCAATTAGTGCTTGCATTCCTGCAATAGCCTTTACAGCAGCTTGGAAATCTTCATCAGAAGCATCCTTGATTGCCTTGAAGATTACTTCAGTATTTTCATTGTTCTTAACAGCATTGGATAGTTCAAGCTTACGTGCCTTAGAGATAGCTTCCTTCTCCTTAGCTTGGAACTCAGCTACTTGAGCAAGAGCCTTTTCAAGCATTTGAGCAGACTCACTTAGAGACTTCTCAAGTTGTTCTACCTTAACCTTTACATCATCGTCATCCATAGAATTTTCCTTATTAGATTTATTAACAATAGAGGTATTACCCTCGGACTGATTCTCAACATTAGAATTAGTTGAGGATACTCTAACTGTCTTACCAGAATTCTTAGTAGACTTGACAGCTTTAGATTTCTTTGCTTTAAGTACAGATTGCTTAGTATCAATTTCCTTGAAAGCTTTCTCAATCATCTCCTGATCTTGCAGAAGAGCTAGCCACTCGTCTTCAGATAGTTTTGCAAGAGCACTGGAAATATCATCAGTAGTACTTAGAGACTTCATAATCTCAAATGACTGAACCTTAGCCATCACGTAGTCTTCAAATTCTTTATCACCCGGTCTAGAATCCCAGGAAGGATACTCAGGAGGCTCTTTAGATTCTAAAGCTTCTTCGTGAAGTTCTAGCATAGCCTTTTCTTGACCTGCAGTTGTATATCCAAGAGTACGTGCAAGGATTTCAGCATTGACTTCATCCATCCAGAAGAAACGCTTTAGGAATTCTGTAATTTCCATTTCAACCTTGACGGTAGAAGCCTTCTCAATGAATTCAGGAGAGAAATTGCTAGCCTTGATTACTAATTGATAAGGAGCACCATTAGCTACTCCCTGATCTTTATGACATAGAGCAATATGACTATCTTCACTACTGAAATCAATATTACTAAGTTTGCGCTTTGCAGTGCGCTTTGTTTGTGTAGTTGCCATTCTTTCTCCTTAACTATTTTTATTATTCATCGTCTAATTCTTCAACATCTGCATAAGCACGAATACTGATGCCTACAATATCTTCATCTTTAATCATTTGCCAAAGAGTGTCAGAATGGACTTCTAAGGTCATTAGCCAAGTCCCTTTAGTTACTAGATGATTATTGAGAATCATGTCACAAGGAGCTAAGAAAGACTCTATACAACTAAAGTCATCAGTCATAGACAGGTGGAATAAGTTAGCCCGCTGGAGAGAATTATTGAATGATTCTTTAGCTTTTCTAATTTCATCTAGAGAAACATAGTCACCATGCTCATCAGTGCCTTCCTGCATAGCAATGTAAGTAACTTGTTTAAGTTCTTCATCTAATGACTTACTAATAGGGAGCCTGATACCAATAAGTTGCTCTTCTTGCTCCAGGTCTTCTTCTGTGATATCTTTTTGGTAACTCTTAAGAATATTCTCTTCACGGAGAATTAGACGAGTCCATGCAAGAGCACAAGAACCTCCAGCAGCAAGATACTCAGAACTCTTCAGATCAGGAGTTCCTTCAGGTGTTCTATTCAGAACACTATAACTATCCTTAGCTTTACTCAGAAAGCTGTACAGTCTCTTAACTTCATCTAGTGAGAGTTCTTCTTTAGAGATTTGCTCATGGAACTGTTGAATACTTTCAGAAGGCTCCTTATTCTGTTTTTGAAGAAGTGCAATACCTCTCGCAGAATTGTTCTTCATTGCTTTAGTAATCTTAAAGGAATCTTTATTCTTAAATTCTTCCATTG